CAACGGCCTGTTCATCCCGAACAAGGGCATCATCTTCGAAGAGGAGCTGGCAAAGACCGGCGCTTCCGACAAGACCCAGCTGTACGGTGAACTCGGACTGGACTCCGGCGACGAGACCGCTCACGCGAAGCTCGAGAACCTGGTGACCACCCGTCCCACCGGCTAGCTCGGACCGACCCACGGTGAAGTAGCGGGGGCCTAGCGCCCCCGCGTCATATTTCAAAAAAGGAGAAAAAATGAAGTTCACCTGCAACAAATACCCGAAGCTCCACATCGGGCTTCACATCGCGTTCGACGACGGCGTGTACGAGACCGACAACCCCGACGAAATCGCATCCATAAAGGCTTTTTCTGCCAAGTACGGCATCGAAGCCGACATGGACTCTCTTTTTACCGGCCTGACCACTCCCGTGGATCCCGAACCGGAAACCGCGGAAGCGGAGCCGAAAAAAGAAGAGGAAAAGGAAGAAAAGCCGGAAGAAGCCGGTGACGATGGCCAGTCCACTGGTTACACCCGCGAAGATCTGGATGCCATGTCGGTCAAGACAATCAAGAACCTGGCCGCCACGAGGCAGATCTTGCTTGAGGGCACCAAGAAGGACGAGCTGATTGACTCGTTCCTGGAAAAGCAGGGGGAATAGTCCATGGCCACAGCAGCCGAAATACTGAACGCCACCAGGGACGACCCCGGGCAGAACAGCCTTTTGACAATCGAAGCCGCCGATGAACTGGCTGTTTTTGATTTGTCGGGTGACTGGGAAACCCTGGAGGCTGATGAAAAGGCCAAGTATTTGGTCCACGCCACCCGGATGATCAAGGATCCGCTCCTATTCCCCGGCCTGGACCTGACGGACGACGCGGCTTATGCCGCAGCGCAAACCGCCTGTTTTTATCAGGCCATGTTCTTGGTCCGCAACTTGGATGATATCCGCGACGCGGAAAACGCCATGGCCATGGGAGCGAAAGCGATTAGCTCCCCGGTCGGCAGTGTTGCGGTTACCAGATACAGCCGGGCCAACTCCCGCAGTAAAGAGGCGGAAACCGCCCTGGCCGGACACTGCTATTTCGGGCCTCCCAGACTTCTGCGGTGATCGCTATGCAGACATGCAGAAAATGCGGAGAGAAGTCTCCGCTTTCTTTTTGTCAGCAATGCGCGGCCACCGCATATGCTTCTTTGCCACGCCGGACACCGGCCCCGTCCAAGGCGTTCACATCCCCACGGTCCCTGCGGCAGTTGAAAGCCAAAAAAGAAGAAAAAAGATGATGAGGATCTGCCATGGCCACCACACGAGAAGCCCCTTGGCAAAAGGCGGTCGATACCGCCGTCAGGCAAGTGTCATCGGCATACGCAGATGGCGACGGGCGGCTGAACAAGGTGCTGATGAAGCACCGCAAGGATCCGACACGGTGGTCAAAAAAGACGATTGATCGCACCATGAAGCGGGTCAACAAGGAGTTGGCCACCATGCAGAAGCGGATCATCTTGGGGCTTGAAAAAGGCGCTGAGCTGTCTGTCGGATCCACGGGCGGTCCCAAACAAGATATTTCGTCCGACATCGCCAGGGCCAAGGCCCAGGTCGCACGGATGAAGGCCCAGGTCCGCGAAGCCCTTGTCCGTGACGCCCGCGAGATCGTCCGGGAGTCAAAACTCAGGAAGGTGACAAAGCGTGGCGCGGCCAAGCAGCTGACCAACACGCATGTATCCCGTGGCTTGTCCACGAACTTCTCGGACAAAGCCGGAAAGAAGTGGAAGTCCGACACCTATTTCAAAGTTCTGGCTGATGCATCAACCCGGAACGCGGCCTTGAACGCTTTTCAAGACAAAGCAGCGGCAGACGGTCACCAACTGGTCGTCGTAGCCGGTCCCGCCGGCGGCTGTCCGAAATGTGCCCCATGGGTCGGCATGGTCCTGTCCCTGACCGGGGATACCGGACACCCGACTGTGGACGAGGCCATGGGATACGGACTGTTCCACCCCCGGTGTCGCCACCATCTTGTCCCTTACCAGCCACAAAAAGAGAAAAAAAAGAAGGAGTAGACCATGGCTAGAAAAATACCGCTCACCGTGAAGACGGTCCAGTGGTCCGGTGACGCTGACGCTCCCGCCACCATGGTCCCGGTCGCTCCCACCTTGTCGGCTGTCGTGAAGAAATCGGCGTCCGGCATCAGACGGGCAGAGGAAGCCAAATATATCGAAGCGGACAAGATCTTGTATGTCCGCTACAAGCGCAACCCCGCCATGACGGCCTTGTTGGCCGGTGAGGACATCCGCGTCGAGGTCGACGGCAAGGATTTCGAAGTCATCAAAACCCTGGAACTCACGCCGCCTAAAATCAAGTGGGTGGGGCTGTATCTCGTGGAGGTCGACAATGGCAGTTAAGAACACGATCGGCTTTCTGGCCGTCCAAGCCGTCGTGGCCAAGACCCGCAAGAAGGCTCTGCAGAACGCAGCCAAGATCGCCAAAAAGGAATGGATTGACCGTTGCCCTGTCGACGAAGGGGATCTGGAAAAATCCATCGGCGCGAAGGTCGACGGGGCAACAGCCACGATCGGTATCATCCAAGGGAGCGAGGCCGAGGATTACGCTGTGGTTATGCACGAAGACCACTATGAACCCGGCAAGAAATCCAAGGCCAAAGAAGCGTCCGTCGGCAAACGGGTCGGCAGGAAATACGGCAAACGGGCCATGGACGCTATCGAAGACGACCTGCTCGAAAGCCTGGGTAACGACTTCAAAGCGGAGTTCCAATGATCATCAAACCCATCGCCACCGCCATTGCAAACTCCCGGCAGGAGCTGACCTACGGGAAATCATGTTTTTACGGGGCCAGTCCCCCGCAAAAGGTCGGCAAGACCTTCGTCCTCGTCAGCGAGACATCACACAAACCAAACAAGCGCATCAATCCGCTCCGACGCAGTGAAATACAGGTCTACACCAAGGGTCTTTCTTTCCGGTCGGCGGAAGAGATCGCCGCTTTAGTAGAGGCCATGCCCGGCTCGTCTTACGACGTGGACGGCCTGACCTTCCGCATCATTTCAATAACCCGCCTGAACGGCCCCGTCAGATTACCTGGCGGGGCTTTTTCAATGAACTTCACCGTGAACTCCACGATATCAACCACAACCACCTAGAGAGGTAAAACAATGGCCTACGGCACTAAAGAAAATGTCCGCATGGGGGCTGGAAAGCTCTACATCGGCGACACCTACGACGACGCCAACGCTCTCGGCTACACCCTCGACGCCATCGAGGTCTCCTACACCGTCGAGACCAAGGAAATCAAAGTCCAGCAGGAGTCCACCCCCATCGACTACATCGTCAACGCCACCGAGGCGTCCATCAAGACGACCCTGGCCGAGTTCGACCATGCCACCATGGTCAACAAGAAGTTGATCCACAACGCAACCCTCGTCACCGACGGCACCACTTCCCGTGTTGAGATCGCCAGCTCTGTCGGTCAGTCCCTTGGTCAGTCCGCACAGAAGGCGTGGATTGTCCCGGATGACGGTGATGTGAACTACATCATCTGTTTCCCCGCGTCTGTCATCAAGACCGAGTTGTCCTTCAACTTCGACGCTGACGAAGTCACCGGCTACCCCATTACCATCACCGCCATCCCGGACGGGTCCGGCGGTCCCCTGGTCACCATCGGCGACCCCGACGTTGTCCAGGCCTAACCACTGACATCCTGGCGGACGTTCCGCCCTGGATATAGCCCCGGCAGGGTTTCTTCTCCTTACCTGCCGGGGCCTCATATTTTTTAAAATGAAGAAAAGGGGAAGAAAAAGGAGAAAAAATGTCTGCAAAAAAGATCGACGCCAATAAGCTCTGCCCCCGAAAAGATTTCGAGCTGGATGGCCGTGAGCACACCATCAAGATGATGGGCTTCGGCAAGTGGCTTGAATACGACCACGACGCAAAGATGGAGAAGGCCGCGAGGGTCGAGGATCCGAAAGAACGAATGAAGCAGATCATGACCGAAAAGATCAACTTCATCGTGGAGTCTTCCCCGACACTCACTTTCAAAGAATTGTGGGAACTGGATGCGGTCACTCTCACGGTGTTTTACGAGTGGGCCCATGGCCGAAGCCGCGACGAAGACAAGGACATTGAGGTCGACCCAAAAAACTGAGGCCGACCATCTCCAGTCTTGATGCTCCCTACGTCGTAGGGGATTTCATGCGGTTTTACGGCCAATCCTTCCGAGCCACCATGGCCATGCCGTTTGCCGCCTTTTACGCCCTGTACGCCCGAATGGAAGCGATCAGGGCCAAGGAGATGGTCGCAGACCACGACACCATCGCCCACGCTACCAACACAGCCCACGGCGGAGAACCCAAACTCCGCGAAGCCCTCACCAAAGTCGAAAAGCAGTTTGTCAAAACGGAAGCCCCCCGAAGCAAAAGCGGGGCCGATCCCGATTGGAAGAAAAAGCTTGGTCGGCTGGGCGGCATCACTAACCAGCCACAAAAGAAAAAAACGAGGTAAACGATGAATATCGGCACCCTTGCGGCCAGTCTCCACCTTGACAGCCGTGCCTTTATGACCGGACTTGCGACCGCCACCAAGGGCACCGACAAGATGCAGGGTGCCCTGGAGTTTTTGACTTCCGCCGCAGGCAAGACCGCCCTGGCCATCGGGGGTGTCACCCTTGCCGCGACCTTGATGGCCAAGGCTATAGCCAAGTCCACCGAAGTCGGCGCTAAGTTCGAACACGAAATGAGGAAAGTACAGGCGGTCAGCCGGGCCACGGAAGAGCAATACAAGGCCATGTCCACGGCCGCATTGGATGCTTCTAAGGTCACTATGTGGACGGCCACGCAGTCCGCCTCCGCAATGAAGTATCTTGCAATGGCCGGGTTCAGCGCGGAACAAGCCATGGCGGCCCTTCCTTCCGTCCTCCAGCTTGCTACCGCCGGTATGCTGGATGTCGCGTCCGCCTCGGATATTGCGACCAACATCATGTCAGGTTTCGGCATGACGGTTGACGAGTTGGAACGCGCTAATAACGTGATTGTCGCAACCGCGACCAGCTCCAACACCTCGGTCGAGGAGCTGGGCGAGGCGATGAAGTACGCCGCGCCGGTCGCAAAAGCCCTCGGGTATTCGATCGAAGACGTATCCGGCATGATGTCCATCCTGGCCAACGCCGGTGTGAAAGGAAGCATGGCCGGTACCAACATGGCCCAGTCCCTCCTGAAAGCGGAGAAGGCCGCCCAGGCATTCGGCATGGAGGGGGGCAACGTTCTGGGTGTCATCAGAAAGATGAAGGAAGAAGGCGCAAGCGTCGTCGACTACCAGAAAACGTTCGGTTTGATCCCATTGAAGTCCGTCTTGATCATGCGAGATAACCTTGATGCTATCCACCTCCAGACCCTGAGGATCAAGAAGGCGAACATGGAGGGGGTCGCCGCGAAAACGGCGGAAACCATGGAAAAGGGTGTTCTCCCCGCATGGGAGCGCATCAAGTCGGCTGGTGAGGGGTTGGGATCCAAGGTTTTTGAGACGTTCTCCGACGAGTTAGCGTCTGCCCTGGATACAATCGCGGAGGCCATAAACGACGTCGAACCTCATGTAACCAGGTTCGCCGGAATCCTTGTCGAGTTCACCAAGGCATTCGGAAGTCCGCTTGATGCCCTGATCCCCGACATCCCCGATGATGTGATGGAGAAGATCGACAAGATCGGTTGGGTTGCTACCCTGGGCGGCGGCTTTTTCTGGAGAGGTGGCAAGGCCATCCAGGACCAGATCGCCGCAAAAGATGAAGATCGCATGGCATCCACTTTGGGCGCTGATGCGGTTTTCAACGATAGTCTTAAAAAAGATGAAAGGTGGAAGCACTACAAAAAGACGAAAGAGGAATACGAAGAGCTTCTCGATCTTTACCGGGAAGGGTCGCCTGATGCGGGCGATCCGGGCGAGTGGAAGGACTACTGGGAGAAGCGTGATCCGTCAAAGAACATAACGTCGGCCACGACCGACGCTGTGTCCAAGCAGATTATGGATTTGCTTGAAAAACACCAGGCGTTGGAGCAGTCGGCTAAGGATTTCGACAAGGCGATCAAGGAAGGGTGGACATCAACATACGAACGCAAGATCGGGATGATCAACGACGAGCTTGAAACCCTCAGCGGTAAGCAAGACACCCTCTCCGAAGCTAGACGGGCGGCCCTGCAATCAGAACGCGACGAGTTGAACTCGCAAAACGATTACGCCGCATTCCTGGAACTGGACGCCGCCAGGCGCGAAGACCAGCTCTTCGGCCTTGAAGGCCCCGAGCGTAAACGCAAGGAGGCCGAGCTGGAACTGAACGGCGTCAAAGAAAACACGGCGGCGACCGAGGCCCAGAAGGCCATGGCCGAGGAACGATACAGGCTTGCGATCAAGCAGATCGGAGCGGAAGAAAAGCAACTCGACCTGGAAAAGAAAAAAGCGGACCAAAAAGAAGCGCAGCTCCTCCTTGATGAGCAAACAAGCCGCCTGAACGAGTCCAGCTCGGCAGTTGACCAGTCCAAGCGACAGGTTGAATTGGCCGGGATCAAGAACGACTTGGACAAACAGTTGAAGCAAAACGAGTGGGAGCGCATCGACGCGATCACCCAGTACAACGCTCTTCTGAAAGAAAAGAAGATCACGCAAACCCAGTTCAACAAGCTCTCGGCGGATGCCCTGGCCATCGAACGGGACAAGAACACCATCACAATCGGCAACAACGCCGACCGGCAGGAAAGCCTGTTCAAGGCGAAAATGAGCGGCATCAAGGGGCGGATCCAGTCGGTCAATGACCAATCCGCACTGTCCGGCACCAAGAGCGAATACGAACGGGACCTGTTGCAAAACACGCAACAATACCGGGACCTCCTGGCCGACATCAACGCCATGGAGATCGGGGCCGAACAACGGGAACAGCTCCTCGCGGAAGCCCAAGCCTGGAAACAGGTGGCTGATGCGGCGGCTCTGGCTTCGGAAGAGAAGCGACAAGCCGCGGAAAACATGGAGTTCGTTTCCGGTACCATCCAGACCATGGCCGGTGCCGTGGAAGGACCGCTGACCGATGCATTTGAAAGCTTTGTCACCGGCACCATCCCGGATCTCGGGGACATTGCCGGGGCCATGCTCAAGGAGGTGCAGTTGAAGATTGCCCGGCTGACGGCCGAGCTGACTGCCCGTGGCCTGTTTCACTCCATCATGAGCTTCGTCGACCAAGGGAACACCGCGTTCCACGCTCAGGCAGCCGCCCAGGCATATGCTGGTGCCGCGACCATGGGAACCATTGCCGCAGGGTCGTACCTAGGGAGCCAGTTTCACGCTGGTATCACCGATATCCCCGAAAACCTGGACAATGTCAGCTTGGTAAAAGGTGAGCGTGTTGTTGATGCACAAACCAACCAAGATCTGAAAACGTTCTTGGCCGAAAACAACAACGCACCGAGCCAAGCCATATCTGTCGCTGTCACCCAGCAGTTCCCCGCCGGAACCAACTACGCAGAGATAGCTAAACACGCCGACTTCATCAAAGAACAAGCGAAAATCGGCATCATGGAAGGCATAGCAAACGTCGAGCCGATAGCTGACTCGATAGCGTCGGTCTCAAGCCGCTAACCGGAGGCCCCCTCTTTGGGGGCCTTCTTCTTTTTTCATCCTTTTTTTCATCAGCCACAAGGAGAGACACCGTGGACAACTACCTCCCGACCGACCCGCACTGGGTCGACTCTTGCGACGTGTCCGACAACTTTTCCGAACATCGGTTTGCCGGTGGCCGGAAGCAGTTCATCAAGACTGCCCCGAAGCCGACCAGGACGTATAAACTGCGCTGGAACGTCATCGACCTCGAGACGACCAATGCCCTGCGGCAGTTCCACGACGACCACGGCCCGGCTATCCCCTGGCTGATCAACCTGTGGGGTTATGACGAGGCCGTCCTTGTCCGGTTCGTGCGCGACACCTTCAAAGAAACGTGGGGAAGCGGATCCCGCGATTTCTGGTGTGACGTCGAATGCCGAATCGAGACGGTAGTGTAGCCATGGACAGACGAGAATATCTGACTGGCGACAGCATCAGCACCCACTATCTGTACGACATCCTCTTCTCCGAGGACGACGAGGTGGAACAGCCTCCATACTTCCTGACCAACAACCCGAACGGCGCACGGATGACGCTGATGATGGCTGACGGGTCCACCGAGGAACGGTGGTACATGCCGTTCGGTGTCAGCCACGGGGCTATCAGCCAGACAACGGACGGGGCAAAGAACCCAGTCGACCTGACCTTGGACAATAGCGAAGGGTTCGTGGAGCCGCTTTTTGAGCGGTCCACAATGGACTACTGCACCGTCATCATCCGGCAGGTCCTTGGCGACGACACCGAAATCTACCCGACGCTTGGGGTTCTCGGCCGCTACCAGATCGTCGGCTACGAGATAGCCGGCGACTTCGCGAAAGTCCGCCTATCCCTTGGTCTGGGCCTCGTCAAATGCACCCTGGGTCGTCCTGCGTTTCGGACCTGCTCATGGCAGTTCGGCGACGAGATGTGTGGCCTGACTCCCGGTGACGGTGAACGGTGCGACAAGACAGTCGACTCCTGCCGTAAAAGGGGCAACCTGCACCGTTTCGGCGGCTTCCCTGGGCTTTGCCACAACGGAATGAAGGGGTTGTGATGTTTGTAGACCACCAAGCCATCAAATGGCTAGGGGTCCCGTTCAAGGAAGGCGGAAAAGCGAAAGACGGTGCCGATTGCGGCGGCTTGGTCCAGCTTTGGTACCTGCACGAACTCGGTATCGACATCAGCGACCACGGCTTCGACCGGTCAGCGCCACATTCCGTCCTTTTTGACGGCCAATCCCCTCTCGTGTCCGTCCTTGAAGACGATTTCGAGCCGCTTCGGAAAATCCCGGATGCGAGGCCAATGCGGCACGACATTCTCCTCTTCCGGCACCGCCGCAAAGAACCCGACCATGTCGGCATCGTCCTTTCACCAACCCGCTTTCTCCACGTTCTGGAGGGCGGGTTTTCTTGTGCGGCCGAGATCGCCTCCTGGCGGTCCCGGCTGGTCGAGATCTACCGGCACAAATCGCTTTTGAAAAAAGACTGAAAAAGGAAAAAAAGATGAAGATTGTCCGCATAGACAACAGGTTCGAAAAAGGGACCTGGACACACGAGTTTTTTCGCCAGGAGAACAACAGCTCCGTAGCGGAAATGGTCAATCTCGTCTGGCCCGATATCAACCACGACGACTATGAGGTCGTGGCGTCCGACTCCCTGGCTGGTATTGTCGGATGGGGGTATATCCCCCAATCTCACGAAGAGGTCCGCATAAGGGCGAAGGTCGGTGCGGCTGGTGGCATGGCGCTACTCGGTGGCGTCATGTCGATGGTGTCCAGTGGTTCCATGTGGGGTTTCCTTGGGCAGTTGGCCGCCGGTATAATCATCGGCTACATAAGCAACAAGTTCGCCCCGACCGGTGGCGCATCGATCGACGACAGCTACGCTGGCTCCCAGACGTATTCCTTCTCGGCAGACACTAACCCGGCCACGCCGGGGACGATGCTCCCCATCGTGCAGGGAACGCACGTGACCGGAGGGCCAATCATCCACCAGTGGATGGACGGCGAGAAAAAGTCCGGCATCCTGACCCGCGAGACCATGCACTGGATCATCGCCGTCAGCGAAGGCCCGGTCAAGTCAATCTCCGACATCACCCTTGACGGGCAGCCGATCACCAACTTCGACGGCGTGACGTACGACGTTCGCCTTGGCACCGCAGATCAGACACCGTTCGAGGGCATCAGGCAGATAGGCTACCATTTCAAGCCGTCAGGCCGGGTGACTCTCAAGTCAGGGAAGCCGTACATCTTCAACAGTCGCAAGAGCCTGGACGACATGCGCATAGTCTTGTCGATCCCGTCCTTGTTCTCGGTCTCCGATGACGGGGATATCCAGTCAAACTCGATACAGGTCAAGGTCCGTTGGGCCGAGGAAGGCCAGGCTTTCTCCGACAACGACAGCGAAATCCACACGATCTCGGCCGAAACCAAGTCCGAAACACTGTACTCGATCTACAAAGAGTTCGACACAAAGGCCAAGCGCCGCTTCGAACTGACCCGTATCACTGCGGACTTCGACCAGACTTCACGCCATGAAGGGTCAACGTATCTGAAATACTGGGAGGAGTTGCAGGACGGAACGCTCAACTACCCGTACGTTGCATTGATCCACGTCCGCGCCGAAGCGTCCGACCAGCTTTCCGGGGCTTTGCCGGAAACCAAATGCAAGTGCGAGGGCATCATCATCCCGGACATCGCCGAGGATCCGACAACAGGCGGGTGCATCTTGTCCAAAACGGACACGGTATGGACTGACAACCCGGCCTATCACGTCGTCTACATGCTGACCGAGCGCAAGCGCCATGGGGCTGGACGGGACCCCCGGCTGATCAACTACGCCGCGTGGCGCAAGTTCGCTGACTGGTGCGAGGACGTGATCGATGTCCGTAGATGGGACGAGGCCACGGACTCGGTGGTCGAAGAAACCCAGGGTCGTTTCAAATGGAATTACGTTCTGGACACCCGCAAAAGGGCGCAAACGTACGTCGAGAAGGTCTGCAACACTTGCGAAACGGCTTTGGCCATCGCCGGTGGCCAGATCTTTTTCGTGCCGGAAGCTCCGTTTGACGGCATCCCGGCCATGGTTGTCCACGAAAACAACATCCTGGTCGACGGCAACGGCGTGTCGACCATGAAAAAGGTTGCTGACAAGCCGGAAGACATCCCGAACCGCATCAACGCCCAGTTCGTGGACCAGAACACATGGGAGCGCGTCGAACTTCCGCTTGATGACCCGGCCAGGGAACACGAGTCGGTCAGGAACCCGGAGACCATCAACTTCTTCGGTATTACCGACCCCCGCGTCATCCAACGCATGGTCTATCGCATGTTCCGCCAGGCACAGGCCGTCAACGGCGTGTACCAGTGGGAAATGGGTGTCGAGGCTCTCGATGCGAAGGTCGGCGACTACGTCATGGTGGCCGCCAACAGGAAAATGGGGTGGGGCGGAACCGCCACCCTTGAACTCAGGTACGAGGACACTGTCTTCGATCACGTTGCGGCCGCCCTTGGCCGTAGCGTCTATCTTGAGGCAGGGCGCGAATACACGGTAAAGGTCTACGAAGCAGGGGCCGCCACGGCGACCCTCGAAAGCGCGTTCACGCCGACGGAAGACGGCTATGTGACCGAGATCGAGGTGTCGGGAAGTTCCGCTGACGTTGATCTTGTCAACCCGGCCTGGACCCTGTCCACGCAAGGCGGGACCCCGGTCCCGATGCAGGTCCGCAAGATCGAAAAGGCCTCCGACCAGCGCGTGAAGATCACGGCCTTGGAATACTCTGAGGATGTCCACAACTACGATGAGACGCTGATCGCCCCCAGGCGGCATCACGACCAGCCGGCGTTCACAGCGGCAAGGACAGCCGAAGACAAGAACGCCTCCGAGCCGTACCGGTTCCCGGCATTCACAAGGTACGACACGCCAGAAGTCCCACCGTTCGTGACTGACGTCACGGTCACCGAGGACACCAGGGCGGTTTACAGTACGATCACCACCGATCTCCTTGTCGGCTTCGCCGCTGTTGCCATGCCGGAAGGGTCGCAGACCTCCATCGTACGTTACGATGTGTGGTTCCGCGAACAAGCGAAAGAAGGAGAAAAAAGAAAAAAATGGACCCAATCGGGTCCTGTAAGGGAAGGGCGCACGTACCGCATTCGCGGGGTTGAAGCCGGGACGACCTACGAGATCGTTGTCTGTCCGGTCACCGACCTGCACAGGTCTGTTACCCCGGATGACGCTTTTGCGGTCATGAACGGGACGCTGACCCCCACGGGGAAACTGCCGAAGATCCCTGCGCCGACAGGCGTTGTCGTGGAACATCTCCATGACGGACGCATGAAAGTGTCGTGGGACAAGTGTGAAGGCGAAGCCGTGCGTGAATACCACATCTACCTTGACGGCCAGATTGTGGACAATGTCCTGCATCCGGTCGGAACCACCATCCTCCCCGGCAAGGTGGAGAAAGGAAATCACATCCTCCACATCTACCCCGTGGATCTGACTGGGCGGCTTGGCCACCCGGCAGAAGTGGCGGTCACGGTGGAAGGTCCCGCGGCTCCGGCTGTGTCCGTGTCATTTGTCGGCAATGATGCGGTCTTTTCCATCACCCCTGGCGATCCGTCCACGTACCGCACCGCGCGGTGGATCGTGGCGACACAGGGCGGGGAAGAACTGACTAAGGGTTACGGGACGACATTGTCTATCCCTGCTGACTGGCAGGGGAAGCGGAGCCTTGTGGTTTATGGCCAGGACATTGCCGGTAATGACGGTGACAGGGCAACGACCGTGGTTGAAATCCTGCCCCCAGGGGCGGTGACGAACATCACCGTGGCCACGGACGGCATTCGGTGGGATCCGGCTCCTGCCGGCACCCTGCCCACGACCCATTACGACATCATTGATGCCGTGACCGGGGAAACGGTTGGGCAGACGGTCGGCACGTACCACCCGCTCCCTGACTATGACGGCACCTTCTACATCCTGGCCGTTGCCGGTGTGACCTTGAAAGGGGCTGTTAGGCCGGTCAGTGTGTCGCGTCCCGCGGGCTTCTCGCTTGTGACAAGCTACCGGTCCAAGTTCGACACGGGGTCCACCACGGACGCTTATGCGGACGCAGGGGGAACGCTGTTCCTGCCGGTCCATGCCGACAAGACGTGGACGGACTGGTTCGCGGACAACGGAGCATCTACGGTCAACGACCTGGCGCTCCTTGCCGACCTTGCAGGGCGGCCCGGACCCGGAACCGGCTCTTACACGGAGACGGTGGACCTGGGGACGTTGTATCCCCGAGACGACGCCACGGAATACCAGGTCCTTGTCGGTTGGCAGTGTGTCGGAGGGTCCGAAACTACCCCGGACGGGCTGGTGACGATCGAACACAGCGCGGACGGTGAAAACTGGTTCGTCGGCAAGACACGGGCCATCAGCGCCATGTCCACCAGTGTCCTGGTGTCTATCGCCCATTCCACGGATGTCCGTCATGTGCGTGTTACGCTTGAGGGCTCCTCCACCAGTGACGAGCTGTGGGCGTTCAATGAGCTTGGGGTTGATATCCTCAGGGCGGAAGAACACGAGGCCACTGGCACCGTGACCATCACCAACGCGGAAGACGGCTACTATGTCGCACTGCCTGGGGCAGTGGACATCAAGGATGTTGAACTAAAGATGGTCTACAAACAGACGCCCGGCTCCACGATCCCGCGCCTGTTCCCGATCGAAGTCTACGAAGACATCGAGAACCCCGGTGGTGTTTGGATCTACATCCAGGACTACACCGGACGCAAAACCACAGGCCGTGTCCGGTACACGATCACCTACTACTAGCCCCGAAAAAAGAACAAAAAAGAACGAAAGGCCCCCGCAAGGGGGCTTTTTTCGTGGGAGACCAAAATGGCCGATTTCAACAAGCCGGATCCGGCATCAAACTATCTGGACACCTTTGACGAGCTGAAAGCCTTGGCCATAAGCCAAGCGCTCATGTTTGACGGCACAACCGACATCAACAAGCCGGTCGGGACCATCCAGTGGTCCTCCGTTAACGACCGTATAGAGATATGGGATGGGGCATCATCCAAGGTGGTGACAGACGAACTCCGCATGAACGTGGAGCGCCTGGGCGGCAAGACCCTGGCCGAGATCTTGGCCATGATGGCTGATGCGGGGCATGTCCATGACGGCATGGTCACCCTGGCGGATCTGGCTGACTACTGCACCCTGGCTCAGGTTGACGCCCGGATCGCGGCCATTCCCCTTGGGTCGGACGGCACTGATCATGCCCATGGCGACATGGTGACCACTGGGACGCTCACGAGCTATGCCACGGTCGTTTATGTAGACGGCCAGATCGAAGCTCTGGACACCCGTATTACTGCTCTTGAGAGTAGAAACTTTGATGACCGGTATCACACCAAGACCGAGGCCACTGGCTTGTTTCAACCGAAAGGCGAATACCTGACCACCGCCGATGCGGTGACTCGTGACGAGATCTACCTGAAAGGTGAAATCGACACGAAATTCCTCGATGGTGAAACCGCGCTTGACGAGAAGATGGACAAGACAGCCGGACTGGCCGACCTGTCCGACGTTGCCCCGACCCCGAACACCGTTGTCGGATTCGACGGTGACGGCAACGCCATAGAGAGGGCGGTGGCTGATGTTTCAGGCGCCAAGACCATGACCGAGCTGACCGACGCGCCGGACACCTACACCGGCAACGGTGGGAAAATGGTGCTGGTGAAGGGTGATGAGACGGGCGTTGAGTTCTCGGACCGGGAAGCGGCATGGAATGTCATCACAGATGAACTCCAGTTTTACGGCACCAGCTGGGAGCTTGACGGCGGGGAGTGGGCATGGCGCAAGCAAGTCGGACAGTATCAGCTCAAAGGCAAAGTCGGCATCGATAACATTGGGATGGGCTGGTACCAGTTCACCACCACGGGCAACATCTCTGTCCCTGAAGCATCCGGACAGATCGTGGCTGTCCCCGCGGAGAAACATGACGGCACCATGGTCATGGCCATGGCCCGGTTTTGGTCCGCCACCCAGATAGACATCTACATCCCCGAAGCCATCGCCCTGAACGAGACCATCTGGTTTGACTTCTCCTGTGTCACCCTGAACACGTAACCGTGACGTCGCGCTTTGTGACGTCACACTCTGGGAAAAAGGAAAAAGAAGAAGGAAGGGAAGGAAGAAGGCCCCCGGAAGGGGGCCACTATCTAACCAAAGACCTCTTCTTCGAACTTTTGCGCCATATGCATCATGGAATGGAGGATGACGGTTGTGAACACTTGGCCGACAATCGTCGACTGGTTCATACTGTCAGCCTTCTGGAGTGGGGCATCGTATATTTTGTAAACCATGGCTCCAGGATGCGGATGTTCCATGGTCAACAGAAGTTCGATTTCCTGCTGATAGAAGTCCAAGCGCTCGTTCAGGAAGTCGAAAGCATCGCCGAAGTTTGCCTGGATCCTAGAACGACTATCGCTGTTGGCGTATTTGTCTAGGCAATGGGAGAACAGGGCGGCGAAGTTGCGATTGGATACACCATGTTTGAGGTAGTGTTGGCGCAAGATGGTCAAGTAAAGGACGACCTTCTCGAACTCAGAGGCGTTGTTGCCGCTCATCTTTTGGATGATACCGAGATTGGCTCCGCCATCTTTTTGCACCATTTCCATTTCGGTCTTTCGCATCCATTGCAGATGTGTCTCAATGTATTCGTCGGCTTTGAACTTGAGGTCTGCGTCATAGTCGTTCCACGAGGATTTAAGTTTGCTAAAGAAGCCCATTTCCAATCCTTTTTACTGGCAAGTTTTACACGGAAGCATCGTTTTTACATCTACACCATCAACGAAAACGTCAGCCACAATACGAAAATATTTTCCACGCCGAACATTGCGCAACTCAATCACGTCTGCGCTAATCAGCAGTCCACGCAAGTGTTCCCGTGCGGCTTTCGCCGCGATCTTGTCGCTGACACTTCCCCCCCGGATTTCCGGGCAGTCGATGTCAGCAATCCTAATCGGCATGGCTTTGCCTATCAGCGGTGGCCAATCGTCAATGTCAACCTTGAACGTGTCCCCGTCATAGACAGACACAACCCGGTCCACGACCACGGTCCCATAGTTTTCCCGTGCAAGGCATGGGGTGGGCAACAGGATGACAAGAAGTAGGGGGATAAGGCTACGCATCATCTCCAACAGTCATCCAAAGATCATATTCACTGGCTCGGCCTTTGTAGTAGTCCATGAGCCAATAAGCTATTTGTTGAGAACTTGTGCCATCTGCTTTGGATGAAACATAAAACAAGAAAGAAAAATCGTTAGCAATGGCATCAAGGTGCATCCATTTCCCTTTAACCTTGCCAGCGAGTCCCTCTTTCGCAAGGTCCTCGGATATGTTCCACAGGTCTTCCCGCGTGACATTCCAACTCTTCATCCCTTTTGCGATGTTTTTGTCCTGAATGCACAGGTCCAAATATTCTTCCTTCGCGGCCTTTTTGCGGTGGTCCATAGCGCGGCGTTCTGTGTCACTTGGACCCTTACCAGCCATGGCATCCGTAAGATCATCCATGATGGAATATGAGTTGGATGCGATCCTTTCACGGTCAGCGCAGAGGATCCCCTGCAGTTCTTCTAGTCGGGCAGAACGTGTGTTGAACATTTTCGAGAAGAAGCCCATTTCGTACTCCTATGCTTGTCCGGTTGTGATGGCTCCAGCGACCATGGCCGCGACGATCCAGGCCACAACCCAAGTCACGATCTGCCTGGGCCAGGGGCTACCAAGTTCTTCGCCGTTCTCGGCTTTTTGCAGAACGCTCTTAGCTTGTAGTTGATTGCCGATAAAAGTCACTACAAAAAAGGTGATCCCGGCCCCGATGCCAAGCTGGAAACCTGCGATCACCGTAAGCGACAGCGAAATAACAAAATGCATATTTCCTCCTGATTTTCACGTCTGGAGTACCACCATTTTTCACCGTGGTCCAACATCAGTTTGAAGTAACTGGCGTTGCCATTGTTCATGCCCATGCCCCGCTTCCCGCGGGGTTTTCTTTTTCACCTTTTTCCATCTTTTTCATCATGAGCAGAAAATCGAAACAGACCGAAAATCGCAGACTCGCAAACATGTCCGTTGGCGAGTTTATGGACATTGTCGAGAGCGTCGTGGACAGCAAGATCCGCACTGCCATCGACGACCTGAAATCCAACCCACCCTGCAAAATGGACATCCCTGGCCACTGGGTCGACCACGAAAAACTGGACGACATCATCAAGGAATGGCCGGAACACCAACTGGCCATGGCCAAGATCAATGCGCTTCTGGATGAGCGACTGGAAGACCGGAAGACGTTCCGAAAGTTCGTCATCCGTGCGCTGGTCGGCGTTCTCGTCATGGTCCTTGGGGCCGGGGCCGTGTGGCTCCTGGCCAAGAACGTCGGGATTGTCGCAGGGGCAACCAAAATAATCGGAGGGTAGCCATGAACTGGCCATACCAACACTTTCGTCCCAGTGAGTTCGGGGCCGGAGTCGAGAACATCGACCCGGCCCTTTTCCTTTTGCTGGACATGAT